GCCTACCGCAAGAGGGTCGCCCGTCCCGAACGAGTTGACCTGTGGATGAGCATTTGCAAGGTCCAGCAGGGCTTGCTTGATTTTTATCCAAGACATAGTTTTGCAGTTTCAGTATGTTCTTCTTGTGTGCGCCCATCGTTAGCAGTCATTACACGCCCCGAATTGACCGTAGGGGTAGGGGTAATCCAAGTTGCTGATTCCCATCCTCCGGTTGCGGTCGAGGACCATCCCAGTTCGGTAGTTGGTAGCGTTCGGGTAGATTGTGTCAAGAGCAGAAGGAGGCGAGTTCCACAAGGGGTATGAATTGCGGTTCTCCATGAGGTAGCGAGTGATCCGTTCGGAATACCACTCGGCATCGTTCTTGACTTTATCGGTCAGCCGGGTAATCTCTTCCATGCTCATTTGGGAGGACTCTTCGCTTGTTCTACGAACCATTCCCTTGTTCATGTACTTGAAGGCTAAGACCATGGGCAACTCGTAGTAAAGCCACTGAATCATAGCCGGCTGGATGTAGTCCTCCAGCAGCGTTTGGTTCAGGGCAGAGGTTGAACCGCTGACCACTTGGTTTACCAGTTCCCCGTAGAGTGCAGAGCCAACGATGGGCTGAATCCGCATCTCCTGCACCTTGATGACCGTTGGACGTATTTGGGTGTAGGATACGTTCTCGTTGATTATCGAGTTGTCGAGCAGCGTTTCTTCGCTTATGAATAGTGCCTTCATGCCTTGCTGATTTTATTGCCTTTACGGATGACCAACTGCTGCTCCCATACATGGCGACATTGTGGCCTGTTCACTCCGCTGGGCGTGTGATACCAACCGCCTCTGCGATTCCATACGGAGTAGCCCATAATCGCAGAAATCCCGTCGATGTCCTCACGGGTGTAAACCTTGCCCTGCCCTGCCAAGTCAAGCATGACCTTGCAGAACTCACGGCTGGAGCCTTTGTCCTTGTTGCTGAATCCTGTCGCCCATGCGTACTTGTAGCGGACCTCCAAGACTGGCTCTGCTACTTCCTTCACGTTCTTGGGCAGGTTCTGCTCGGCTATCTTGTCCACGGCCCTGCTGATAGGGTAGCGGTCTTTTGTGATTAGGTAGGCGACTCGCTTGGCGACCTTCGCCTTGCTGACCCCGAACTCCTTTGCCATTTCTTCAACCGATGCGTCCCGGTTCTTCTTGCGGTAAGCCTCAATCTTCAAGTCCAACTCTTTCTCTTCCTCGCCCAGTTCGGCAAAGGCCAAGCGGATGTTTTCGTCGATGTTTGTATCAAACCGCATCGGCTTCGAGTGCATGACATGATAATCGTCTGCATGACATCCGAACTTGCTTGCAACCACTTCCAAGACCTTGAACTCCTCATCGCCCCATCCGTAGTCCTCGTCGTCTTCTTGGCCCCATTGAGGCTCGCTGAACTCTTGGGCCTGCACTCCGAGCATCGTGTCAATCTCTTGGGATGACAAACCGAAACCCGCTGACAACATCGTCCGAGCCATCTCCAGCGTGATTTTGTCCTGCATATACTGCCTGACGATACGCATCAGGTTTTGATACTCACGGCCTGACAACTTCTTGATGTTGTCATTGCTCTGCAATGCTTCCACGGCTTGCGGTTGCTCGTCGGGTTGGGGGTTAGGTCCAACCACATCGGCAGGTTTCTCCAAGGGTTGCAGACCTGCTTTTTCCCGAAGTTCGTCTTGGGTCATGATTTGCAAGAGGGCTTGTTCGCTTAGTCGCTCGGTGATAGGCTCTACGGGGATAAGTTCCATACCCTCAACGCCATTAAAGGATCCCAAATAATTGATCATCCGCTCCACTTTGCGGACCCGGTCGTTGACGTAGGTGGCCTTGAACAACTCGTAAGCCTCGACCAATTCGTTGCGTCCACCCAATTGGCCCTCGGTCTTGACTCCGAATAGCATGGGGTTGGTTACACGGTGGGCAATGAATATCTCTTGCTGGATTGATTTGTTTAATACCTCGAACTGCTTATCCATATCGGACGGAGTGAGCGGTTCAAGTGTCGGGGCATTCGCTGCTTCATCGTTGAAGGTTACCACAAAGCGACCAGCGTTGTCCGTACCGCTGAACTTGCGTTTGATTTGCCTCTCAATGTCGCCCTGCTCTTCGGGGGTCGGGATGCCGTTGTTGAAATTAATCAAGTAACCGCCCCAAAAGTTATTCCGGAGATTGTTGTTGTGGAAGTTTGCCACCTGTACGTCTGCCTCAATCCAAGCGTTCCCTCCGATGTATTCGGGGAGCGGGTAGTGCTTCACGCCTGCTGCATACACACGATAGTAGAACAATTGCTTTCCGAGGCGATTCTCCGGGTCGAATGCAGGAATCTTCTCGATGTCCCCGACCTTGGGGAACAACTGCATCATGTCGTCGTTGTACCAGTCGGCGACTTGGAACATCTTCTCCTCCTTGTCAACCCTGATTTTCTCGAACGGGACGTGTTCCATCTTCGCAATCGTGCCAAGTTTGGACCAAGTAACAGCAACCGCAAAGCCGTTGAAAATCTCCAAGTCCAAGACCAGTTTCTCGGTAATGTCGTTGAGGTCCTCCGTGCTGGACATTCCATCGAAGAACTTGATGAACCGGGCCTGCTGCTCAACGGTCAAGTCATCCCCTGCCTGCCATCCACCGCCCATGATGTAGTTCACCTTGCCGTTGACTATGGCGTTGTGCTTGGAGGACCTGCGATAGTTGTCCAGCAGGTAGTAGGGGTATTCGTTGGCAAAGCCGTAGGTGATGTACTTGCCGGAACGATTCTCCAGCATGACTGGGACCTTATGCTCTATCCCAAGCCATTGGGTAAAGTGTTGAGTAGATTTATTACTCATAGCGTGTGGATGGTAAATGAAAGGGCTGAAATTGCAATACTCCCACCATCGCTTACGGCATTGATGTAGATTGTAAACTCATCGTTGACCGCACCCGTAACGTAAGCCTCCGTATAAATCGCATGGCCGTTCGTGTGGCTCGTTGTGATGTCAGTCATTGACTGGTCTATTGGTGTACCGTTCTTGGCGATGTAAACCTTGATTTGGTTGTTGTTGCCCTGCGCAAAGACCATAGACGTAGCAATGCGAAGGGCTGCACCCGTTGTGCCTGTGTAGGTGATGGCGGTGGTGGTCCTTGTGAAATTGTAGGTTGATAGTAAACCGCTTTTGAGTGGGGTTGTCAACTTAACGGCCTGCCCTTGCGTCGGGGTAAAGTTTTTGGGTTCGTCAAGGTAAAGGTTCGCAAAGCCCCGTTCCCTGTTTAATGTGGCAGTATCGGCAAGGTCATCAAATAAACCGCCTACCCGTGCAGCGGTGTTCGCCCCGGCAGCGGTTTCGTTGGTGATGGTTAATGCGCTCGCTTGGAGTTCGCTTCTTGTTTGTACGCTCATTAGTCAAAAGTTGAGTCAAAAGTGGAATCAAAGACACCCTCACCGGATGCCCCGTAAATTGTGTAGTTGATGCTATTGGCGTAGGTGTTGAAGCCTATCGTTGCGGTTTGTACAAAAGCCAAGCCCGTTTCAACGACCGCCAAAGCAGCGGCAACCGTGCTATTGGTATCGTACACCTCATACTTATAGGAACCCGTTTCAATCGACCCCACGTTAAGCGAAAATTGGTCATAGCGGTTGGTATAGTTGGAAAGGTTGGCAGATTTCAGCAGGGTGAAATCGGTCGTGGTGTTCTTGGCGATGCTCGTAAGTCGCAAGATGTAGCGGTCCCCGGTACTGGCTCGCTCGGTCCAAGTAACCGTCAGGGTGTTGGTCGTGTCAGGGTTCAGGTAAAGCATCTGCTTGTAAATGTGCGATGCCCCCGAATTTCACAATTTGCGCCCAATCTGCCTGTATAGTTCGGCCCGCTTCTTGGCGGTTTCGGCCACGTTAAACCGTGATTTTATATCACGGGTTAGGTTGTCAGCCAAGCCCTTACGAAGGTCGGGGTCAAGGATCAACTGCTTAATGTACTTGTACCAATCTTTCGGCTTGTTGTAAGGCACGAGAAACCCGTTCTCCCCGTGCCTGATGACATCAGTATAGGGGATGGTTTCGGATGCGATGATCGCCTTATTCATCCACCCTGCCTCAACCACCTTCAACTCGGACTTGAGTTTGTTGAACTTGGTGTCCCTCAAAGGTGCAAGGGTAACGTTTACGAAGTTGTAGCCTCCGACATACGAGTAGATGTCCGCTGCTTGAATGCGTCCGTAGTTCGGGTTGTTTCCTTGGTCGCTGATTATCTTTTCGTAGCCCTCGTAAACGGGGTTGTTGTCGTTCCATCCTCCAAGATAGAGGCGGTACTTTCCGTCAAGGTTTGCGTCCCAGCGTAGTTTCTGCATCCCCTCACGGAGCAGTTCCATGTCCTCGCCATGCTGCGCACCTCCGAACCAACCGAACTTGACGAGGTGCTTGTCGGGTTCTTCCTCCGGGTTGGAGATGAACTGCTGATAGGCTTCGTAAGGCTCATTCTGCAAGATGCTCACATTCGCATTTAGAGGCCGTATGCGAGAGGCAAGATGCTCGGTGGTACAAGTTACCCAGTCAGCCAATTTGATGTGCTTACGGATGACCTCTGCAAGTTTGGTTTGGTGATAGTGGCGGTACATGATGTGTCCGCTCTCAAGGACCCAGTAATCATCCAAGTCAAGGATGACTTTGGCCCCATATTGGGTCAGGGCTTTGTAGACATTTTCGACTTGCTCCATGGTTCCCTGACACCAAAGCCGGCTGAACAGAAACAGGTCAATCGACTTCAACCCCTCGTCGCTGATGGTCGTGATATTCTCGACGCACACATAGTCAAACTCCGGGTAGTTGTCGCCAA